CCTCCCTCAGCCTATCACTAGGATGAGTCCCTTACGGGCATGCTGCAAACTGCGTTCTACCGGAAAATAGACCGGCAGAGTGTGTAGATACGACGCTTCTCATAGCCACGATCGCCCCTTACAATATAGGGGTCTGTGGGACTATCTTCACCGCTCCTGATGTAGGCGGAGTAAGTTGGGATAGCCAAGTCACCGACTAAAGGCTGTGTTAGCCTCTTGGTCTTTGACAAGTATGTATAGAAGTAGACACCCTCCCATCCACGCCGCGTAAGCTCGCGGTTCCGCTGGACTTGGTATGTGCCGATTAAATGGCCGTCACCATGCCCGTCAGGACCGTAAAGCTTTACGGCAGGATGGCACGCTTCTTCAACCAATTTGGCAAGCTCACGCTCGCCATTTCGGATGAAAAAGTTGTGCATTGTGAAGAGGGTCCGGTGATTAATCCGGCTTTTCAAATAAAATGGTCTTACGTTATATCCGTATAAATAGTCAGCCCCGCAGCTTTCTCTAAACGGGCCCTGCGCGTACGATTTCAGATGATTTATCCTGAAACCTAGCGTTTCGAGCACTGTTACGAGAAGGGGCGCTACGTCGACGGGGACAATAATATCATCCCCGAAGACGTTGACTATCCGGTCAAGTCGCGCATGTTTGTGGAAACGATAAGTGCAACTGCGAGCTAGGGCCCAGAATATCAGGCTCTCCAGCTCGAAAGTGTAACCGTTACCCATGCTGCTAAACTTTTCTAGTTTCACAAGACTGCCGTCGGGCATCCGGGCTGTTCCGCTTCTCGCAAGACTGAGAGCGGAGTACCAATCCTCCGGAAGGAGGAGTTGAACTACCTCGCGAGAGATAGTGTCCGAAGCCATACTTAAGTCGAGTGTTGCTAGGGAGCCATTGAGGCTCCCCTCACATGCCAAACGTTGATTTACTGTTTGGTCACGGAGGTTTAAACCGGCGCGTTGTAACCGTTCCTTTAGATAGGACCCTAACCCATGTTGTAATACTGAGTTAAGGAGCGGCTCAATAGCAATCGAGCGCAACGATTTTGCGTTTTTCGGCACGAACACTATCTTGCACGGGGATTCTTCGACGCATACGACCCAGGATTCCCCTAGGTCGTTAACAGCGTGGATTTCTGCCCATGAAGGCATCTCCTCGAGGAGATGTCCTGCGTATGGGATAAGTTCGTGACTACACTGCAGAGGGGCTGAAAACTTGGCCCGAGGGTTAGCTTCAACACCCTTTACGTTGGTATTTGCTCCAGGTCCAAACTCGAGTTGTAAATCTCGAATAGGAGGAAGTGGCCCGAGCACCTTGGCGATAAAATGTGCAGCCGTATTAACAATACTGGCTACAAACTCATCGTTGGGGTACTGCGGGCGTGGAACGAGATTCTTCTCTCGCCACTGCTTAAGTGCCATGTTGGACACCTTGCACACCTCCTCGGACTCCTTGAATTTGTCGATTGCTAGCGTCTCCAAGTCCAAACCCAGGTCTACG